GTATTGCATATCCTCTTACGTCTAGTTTCTGTTCAGGTGCAGTTGTGCCTATACCTACATTACCACTATCTTGGTCTATAACAAATCTGTAAGTATCTAATGTGTCGTCATAAACTACAAAACCGTGACCGTCACTACCCATAACAAATTCGTGTTCATCAGTACCTGTACCATTGAAAGATAAATATGGACTACTATCATTTAATTCTAGGAGCCTTCCGGGTGAAGTTGTACCTATCCCCACATTATTACCCATTGTTGCTAAATGAGTGTGACCTCTTGTAACGAAAGTATCTGCTGCACTATCACCCACAGTAAGACCTCCGGTAAATAATCCGTTACCTACAACGTGTAAGTGATTGCTAGGTGAAGTTGTACCTATACCTACATATGCTGTATCTCTTGTTAAAGTTAATACATCTTTTATAGTACTTTGATTAGCTGATTGGAAATTCAAATAGTTAGAAGAACCTTCTAAGTTAATTCTAAATCCAAATAAACTTGACCCCCAATTATCACCTGCTTCTTCAAATATTAAACTACCAGCATCTGTTGGGTTTGAACCGTTCTTATTTGTAATTCTTATATCACCTTGAACATCTAATTCACTGTTTGGTGAAGTTGTGTTTATACCCACTGATGGAGATGTTGAATTTCCTTTTAAATATAATCCACTCACAAACGCAGACGAACCATCGTATAATTGGAAATCTAAAGAAGCTTGAGCTGCTTCTATAATTTGAGCGTCTCCTGAACCCCATCTGAAATATCCACCAGATTTTATATTTATATTACCAACTACATCTAAATCATAACCGGGTGAAGATGTGCCTATACCTAGTCTACCCGCACTAGTTAAAGTCATTCTAGTAGTTGTGTCTTGTGCTTTAAATAATAGATTATCTGATGTGTCTGCAACTAAAGAATATCTATGCGCTACATTATCTGATAACTTTAATGAAGCAGTTGAGGCATTACCACCTATAATTCTGAATTCAGCTGAGGAACCTACATTAACACCTTCGGTCTGCCATATTCTTGATACCAAAGCAGTTCCTGCTGTTGATTCTTGAATGTCTAGTTTGACTCCGGGTGCAGTTGTGCCTATACCTACATTACCATCATTTAATATTCTCATAGCTTCCGTATTATTTTCAACACGGAATATCATATCCCCACCAGATATTCTATTAATTAATTTAACGTCATTAGCTGCTGGGTCAAATAAAAGTTCAGCAGATTTAGTAGTGTTTTCATAAAAGTTTAATGCGGATACTTCGTTAGCGTCTGAATAAAGTCCTAGCTGGTTTCCAGTGTCTCCACTATAAACGGTAAGTGCTTCGGTAGTTGAATTTACGCCTATACCTACATCACCACCACCAGAATTTAGTAGTAAATCTCCTGTACCTACTCTCCGAGAAGAAAGATGGGCATTTGTACCATCGTAACTGAAATTTGCATCTCCTCCAGCACCCACTATTACACCTGTTGATGAGCTATCTGCGTCTTGATGAATATAGCTGCTGTTTTTGATAGCTCCTACTACGTCTAATTTAACGGAAGGTGAAGATGTGCCTATGCCTACATATCCCGGATAAGTGCCGTCATCATATGCTTTAACGAATATAGCACTCCTTGCTAAATCAAATTCTCCACCTCTATATTGATAATGAACGCGAGCAGAAGTACCTGCACCATCACTATAAAAATTAACTTCATTGTTGTGTCCAAATACAGTTCTATTGGTACCGGCATGTCCAATAGATGATGTAACCAACACTTTAAAGTCAGTTGTATCAAAAGTAAAATTAGCATTACCTTCTATACTATTGGCTGTCGAAGCTCCGAAAGCTATTTTATTATCAGTGATAGAACCACCAATAGTACCACCACCTCCTGTAGAAACAGCTTCCCAAGCAATACCACCTGCACCATCTGTAGTTAAAACATAACCATCTGTTCCAGAGTTTCCACCAATAAGTAATTTACTTTGTGAAAGGTCTACCTCTCCATCACTCTTTATTTTTAATAGTTCAGTTGGAGAAGTTGTTCCATAATTAGAACTATAATCCCACACTAAATATTGGTCCTGTGTAGCAGTTGCATCAGGGCCTGAAATACCTGAAGCAAAATATTGAAAACCTGCCACATAATTTACATTTGAAATATCACGAGGTCCATATTTTCTAAATAAAATGGTAGGCATACCAGCATATGTAGGATTTAAACCACTAGGGTCACTTATTCCTGTTTGGTCTATATCAATTAATGGATAATGCTGGGGAGCTGATGTTGTAGTACCTGTGTCATGAATTTTTAAAGTAGATGAACCCCTACTAGGAGTCATAGTCATTTGATTCAGTCCACTATCTATCACACGAGTGGTTCCTGTTATATTAGTAGTACTTTGTACATCTAAAGTCCCTGATAATGTGCTATTACCTCCTACACCTAAAGTAGATTTAAGATGGGATGCACCACTAGCTGTTAGTGTTCCTCCCAATACTGCATTTCCTGTTGCAGTTAATGTAGTACCAAAGTTGGCACTAGTTGTGGTAGATACTGAACCTGTTATGGTTGTATTACCTGATAGAAGAGATGTCCCTTCTTGTGTTAAAGCCCCTTTTAAATTGTTTGTTCCTGTAGCTGATATTCCTACACCTGTTGCATTATCAATAGTAACTGGTTCTAAGAAAGAAGCAGCCCCACTAACCGTTAAAGCTCCTGACACTCCTACTGTACTCTGCATGTCTGTAGCAGTTTCGAAAGTATTAGTTGTTCCACTTATTATTATATTATTACTGCCGTCTGTTTTTAACCGTGCAGAAGGTGTTAGATGGTTGAGTGGTGCTGAATCATTAGCATAAAATGGAAAGTAGTATTGAGTACCATTTGCTATACTTCCAGTTCCTTCTGTTATATTGGCATTAATCCATCCTTCTGTAACAAGTGCAGTGTTGCTAGAACCTTGAGAATCACTGGAATCTCGAATAGAAGTAATTGCCGAAGATAAAGTACTAGCTACATTAAATCCATCCATATTAACTTGATTGGCTGTAGTAGAAATATCTAAGACACCCGCTGTCGTATTAGATAATAATGAATACTTACTCTGGTCTGTATAATATGTTAATTTAATAGCTGCATCATTGTCGTTGATATGTAAAGCTTTATCGGGACTGGAAGTGCGTATTCCTACTCTTCTATCGGTAGGTTGAATAAAAAGAACCTGAGAACCTGTAACAGTAGTACCTGAGGTGTCATAATAACCTACAGCATATTGGAGTCCAGTAGCTACTCCCCCTCCAACACCATATCTACCATCTAAATCTACGGTGACGTCTTCAGTAGCAGACATACCTATAGTAAGAACACCATCCTCAGTATTAAAAGAGGCGCCGGTTGCGTAAGAACGCCATGTCATTGGTTGTGAGCGCATTGCTACTATTTCATCAGTATTCATGTTTCTTCTTACGACTCCTTAAAAGTATAAAGTGGGAGTGATTAAGGCTCACTCCCAAGCCTTTGTCATTAATCTACTTAAGCGTTGATAACGACTACACCGGATGCTGGGTTTACAACCTTTAATCCGTATCTCATCGACATGTAAGAACCAACAATTCCGAATCCCGGATTTGCTTCTTCTACAGTCAATGGTCTCCTTTCCACATAAGCCATAGGCTTTACGCTTCCATCATAGATGAAAATGCGGTCAGGTGGACACCAAGCGTTAACAATAACGTTAAGTCCGTACAAACTACCAACAAGACCAGTTCCAAGAGTTGTCTGGAAAGGCTGTGATTCTTCAACAATGTGTCCAGTTCCTATTGGTGCTGCACCTATTGCAGTTGTGAAATCTGCCATGTTAAGTAATGTTTTGTAGTGCTGAGGGGAAATCATCAAAGTAGATGCGGAATATCCGTGTCCACCGATTAATTCCATGGATTTGGTAATATCGCCTAATGCAATTTCACCGTCACCATCTTCTCCAGCTGCTCGTACGTAGTGACTTCCTGTAAGGATTTCGTCACCTGTCAAACCGTAGGAGTAAATACGTCCTTCGTTGACTGTTCCGCCAGTTCCTATGAAACCACCGTATACGTTAGTTGTAAAGTTAGTGATAGCTGATTCTGCTGTACTGTATGTAATCGCAGTTGTTCCAAGGGTTGTGTCTGCAATACCTAGTAATGCGTATACAACGTGCTTGGTCATGTGACGGTCTACAGCTCTGCGAGCTTCGTTTAATGCCATCTCTACTTCGTTAAATCTTGAGTCTTCTATCATACGTCGGGTTACACCTACTGCAAGTCCCCACTCTCCAACAGACACTCTTTCAGAGCGCAAGTTAGTGTGTTGGTACTTAGGTGTGTTACCTTCGCTGATTTCTTCTAGGCCCATTGAGGGCTTTGCGAATGTGATATCAATATCACCGCCGGTTTCAGTAGTCATAGGTTCACAGAACATTGACATAGCTGGCAAGTCAGTGACTTTATAGTCTTGAATTGCGTCCTTATAATCAATAAGTACTCTTTCTCCTACTCCTCCATCAACAGCTCCTGTATTAAGGGAGGTGAGTATACCGGGTGCTAAATTTGAGTTTAATGCTACCATAGTTTATATCTCCTTATAGTCCTTGATACAGAATTCTTTGTAATGAGGCTGCACCTGAGTGAGCACCACTTGGGTCAATATAATATCCGATTGCTGCTGCTGCTGAACCTGCTTGTCCTAGGTTACCGTCAGCTAATGTAGCTACACCGTCTCCTAATCCAATTGTTCCTGAACAGTAAGCATTGATTATTATACCGTGACCGGTGATGATGCTTGCTGTGTTACCTGAAGATACTGTTGTCAAAGCAAAACCTAATGGTTTTGAGTTTGCAGATGCGAATTTATCGACTTCTCCATCTGCACCCATTTGAACAGGGTATCCTGCGGTAACAGTACTTCCAGCTGTGAATGGTAAAATTCTTGCTGGGGCACCGCCATCATTAACTAATATTTCTGTTGCCATATTTAATTACCTCTTAGTAATTCTTTGTTTAGACGAATCTTTCCGTCTTTCATCTCTACTGCAAATGCTCGTTCCTTTTCTTCTACAACTGGAGCTTCATCGTCATTGGATTTACCTTTTCCGAATTGTCTCTCTGTAGCTTCTGGGACTGGCATTGCTTCTAGAGCGTCGCTGAATCCAGTCAGCCTTGGTTCATCCCAAGCAGATAGTTCGTCTACGCGTGCAGACTTGTCATCTTCGGATATAGTTCCGAAAACAAGTTGTTTGCTAATAATTGCTTCTACCATCTCAACTTTCCTTGCTTCTGCTTCTTTTGCTTGTCTCTCTTCCTCGGCTACTTTGAAAGATTCTAATTCTTTCATAGCTGCTTTAAATTCGGATTCGATTTCAGCTTTTGAAGCTTCTGCTTCTTCTAGTTGTGTTCGTAGAGAAGCGAACTCGCGCTCGACAATATTCTCTGCCTCGGACTTCACATTGGTTTCTACTTTTTCTTCTGTCATAGTTTCGACCTCTGTCTTCCCGTCTTCACATCCACACGCACCTTCTTGTCCACCACAACCACAGTCGTGGTCGTCATCGGGTGTGGGTGAATCACATTCCTCTCCTATTATGCATTCCTTACAGACGGGGTCCATTTTTTCATTGTCAATGAAACTAACTTCTGTGGGACGTAACTTGGTGGCATATGTGTCACCCATGACGTCAACATCGTTGGAAAACCAATCTATGCTAACGTGAGTCATATCCCCGTCTTTGACTTTATTCATAACATCTTGGCCATGTCCTGTCTTATTATCGACAGTCGCCAACATTTTCACTGCGCTCTTACCAT